TCCGACGAGGTTCCACTGAATGTCGCGCCAGCCGCGGTGATCTGCGCGTCTGTCTGGTTATCTAGATTGCCGGTGTCAGCGCCCGTCATCGTGGTCGTGCAGAAAGCGAACCCGTCCTCACTCTCGTCCCACCCCATGAATGCATTGGCAGACGAGCCGCGCTCTATGACGATGCCAGCATCGTTTGCCGGGGAGCCGGTCGTGCCGTTGCTCAATTCGATCAGGCTGTCTGTCACTACCGTATTAGTCGTCGCGATCGTTGAGGTGGTGCCGTTTACCGTCAGATTGCCGGTGATGGTCGTATTGCCGGTAACGGTGGCGTTTCCGCCGACAGCTACGTCAGTCGTCACCGTGACATCGTCAACCCAGAGGTTCGCCCAGCGAACGCCCGTGGTGCCAAGATCGTCTGTGCTGTCGCTATCCGACACCACATTGCCGCCGTGAGTGGTGACGCCCGTGAAGGTCGTCGTGCCCGATGCCGTCAGCGTTGAGAACGAGCCAGCGGCGGGGGTTGTGGCACCGATAATCCCATTCATCCCCGATGCATTGATATCGACAATCTTGGATCCGCCCGCCGAGATCCCAAGATTGTCGGCGCCGATCCGATAGATCCCGGTATTGGGATCCGCCGAGAAAGAATAGTACGGCAACGAGGCCGTGCCATTGCCGCCGAGCCATTGCGCGGCCGCGGTGGCAGAAGTGGTGAACCCGTCGCCATCGGCGTTGAAAACGACATGGGCCCCGGCAACCGGCTCGGGAAGAGCGGGATCCGCGCCGCCCGTGTAAGTTTCGGGGAACTTGGCCGCTCGATCGAGCTCCTCTTGCAATTCGATCAAAGCCATCATCAGCCGATCGAGGGCCCCTTCATGGGTATCGGCCGGGAAAGGATCGTTGGTCACATAGTCTGTCGTCTGCGTTTGTGTAGTATTCCTGCGAATATGCCACTGAACCGCCGACGTGGGGGCCGTGACGGCCGTCACCGTGCCGGTTGAACCATCTCCCCCCGTGACCGCGTAATGCGTCACATTGGTCTTTGTCACCTCAACGCCAGTCGCGATCGTCCGCTCTACAACCGTGATCTCGGCGGAGCTTCCCGTACCCTGGAACGGATACGAAACCGCAAAGGCAACGGTTGAACCGTCACCCGTATAGCTGACTTTTGTCGTCGTCGTTGTGACCGTCATTGGTTCTGCCTTCCAAACTCTTCGATTATAACCTTTTGCTCCTCAATTTCAGCCGCTAAATCTGCATATTCTGGGTCCGCGAGAATTTGCTCCCGGGCGATCGTCTTATAGAGACTGTCGAGATCCGAAATTTCTTTCTGTTTTTGCCCTACGGATAGACCCGCAAAATTCTTATGGTTCATCAAGCCTTCGAGTGCCTCATAGAACGATCGCGCCCCTTTCGGAAAACTCGCCGCCATAACGAAGGCGTCATACTCGATATCATTGAGCCGCACCCCGTCGATAGAGCGCCCCGGCATCGTAACTGGCATCCCGAGTTTGACCAATCGAACCTTGATCGGATCGGCGCCCGTCGTCCGCGGATCGTCCCCAACGATGTCGGCAACGAAGGGCGGGAAGATCGCATCGACAACCCGGGCATTCTTGGCCGAGCGGGGCTCAGCAAAGCGATCGCGAAGGGGGGGGACGCCGCTCTTGTCTGTCCAAGGAAGTCGCGAACTCAGGCGCCGCAAGCCCGCCGTGACGTCGCGTAGGCCAAGGGGCTCGTTGCGATCGGGAAGAATATTCTCAAGTGTAGGATCTTGGAGCCGCTCGTATGTCGCGAGGAGCGAAGATCCCGGCATTTGAGATCCGACAAGATCTTGGATTGCCCGGGATGCTTGCCAGCCGCCTTTGGCGGGATCCACAGACATAAGTTGTGCTATGTTCGCGAAACCCTGCAAGAAACTTTGATCCTTGAGGTATTCATAAACGACGCCAACCCCGTTCATTGCGATCTCTTCTGTTTCCTGTTGACCAACCCGGGGATATGCAAGCCGCTCGGTTATGTCGGCCGTCATCGCGAGCACCATCGAGATCGGCTCCATGCGGTGATAACTCACATATTCAACATCGTCAGGATGAAGGATCTTGCTGTTTCCCATTTGGAGCCAACGAGGATTATCGACCCCCTTCTTGGGCATAACAAATGACCAGCGTTTCCAGCCGATATCTTCCATCGCTCGGCGCAAATTGGTGTCCCCGGGGCCGCTTCCCGTTATCTTCCCCTCGGTGTACCAACTAGCGGTAATGGCCGAGATACCCGAGCCCAAAGAAAATCGAGCGATTGCCAGATCCCGAGCGGGCCCCGCGGGCGCCCTCACCGCGGCTAAGATCCCAAAGGGAACAGCCGTCCGCTCAAGCGCGGCCTTGGTGATGTTGTAAGGCGTTCTGAAAAACGGAAGCATGAAGCGGCCAAACATTGTCCCCTGGATCGCGGCGCCAAGCTGTCCGAAAACCCCCTGGACGGGATCGGTAAACGTCTGGACTTGAGCCATTTTCTCAGCGGCAAACCGTATGTCATCCGGGGGGTTTGCCAAGAGCTCGCGAGTGCTCCTGGCAATGTCCTCGGGCGAGGCCCCGGCCCGGGCCATTTCCTGAGCCTTGCGATAGGACAGGGTGTTGAGCTCCATGCGATAGCCCCACGCCTTGAAAAATTCATCTTCACTCATAAGCATTCGCCCCGGCGCGGTCGCCAGGAGATCGATCCCAGCGCCAATTGGGCCAGACAAATGCAACGCCTCGGAGATCCCCGAGCTCTGCCCCTCGGCAATGATCTTCGCGGAGAGATCCCTTACCGGCGCATTCTGTTTGAACGACTGAGCGGCGAGAATGAAAGCCTCTTTTGTCGAAGTGATAAGTGCGTAGCCCTGAGCAACGGCCTCGCCGACATAAACACGCTCGGCTTCAGATCCGAAAAATTGTTTCACGCCGCCGATAACCCCGGCGATCGCCCGCTCGGGGATCTGCAATAAGGCGAAGATCATATTGCCGCCGATATTCGCCATGTGGGTTGAGGGGCTGGACAGGAGCCCATTGATCCAGACGGTGAACCAAGCATCCTTGGCGCGGCTCCATCCATTCTTGGCAAACTGATTTCGGGGCCCGCCAACCGGCAAGGCGAGATACGCCTTCGCCATCTCCCGGGTTGAGTTCTCCCCACCAAGGCTATCCAGCATTTGCGCGACTGCTTGTTGCTTGATCTCATCCCCAGCATTCCGCGGGGTCTTGAACGCGCCAAGGGCTCGACCCGCTTCCATTTGGGCCCCCTTCATGCTCGTCTGTAGAGCGGCGTGGAAAGCAAGATGCTGGCGGAATTTCAACAAGACCGCCTGATCGGTGGAGCCGAGCGCCTCTTTCGCCACCTTATCGAGTGACGCGGCCGAGGACGCGATCGTCTGCAACGACTTCGCGATCTCCTCGGCGTTGAACGTCTGCCCCTCGGTGCGATTGAGGAGCAACATTACATTATCTTCTAGGCCCATCTTCTCGGCGAGAGCAAGGATCTCGATTTGCGTCATCGTGCCCCGGCCCGCGGCGCGGCCCTGAGTTTGCCAAACTTTCGAGACACTATCGATCGTTGCCTTGATATCCTCGGGGCCCTCGATCTTGTCGAGGTTGAATTCAACCGTTGGCGGCTTGCCCTCGGTGGCGCCCGGGGTATTGCGGAAGCGCGAGATCTCCTCTTCCGAGGCTTCCCGAATTACGGTGAATTGCTTGGGGCCCCCGGCAGCGCCGAATAGATCCCCTTGCGTATCGGTAGGCTCGGGCCCCTCGGGCGCGATATCCTTCAACCTCTTGGGCGGCGTATCGCCAAAACCCAAGATCGTCTTGAGCGCCTTCACCCCGGCCCCGGCGAATTGCACGGGCGGCTCTTCTTGCCCCTTTGCGGGCCCGTCGATCGTGAACAGCGGCAAAGGCACCTCAGGCGCCAGAGGCTCGCCTAACTGCGATCCCCCAAGCGTTGGGGGGGATGTTCCAAGATCGACGTCGATCGCTCTCCTGAGTTGATCTACGCCGCCCGTGGGGGCTTCTGGCGTGGTTGTTGCCATCATTTACCCTTCGCGAACAATTCGTCGCCGCCCGTTTTAAGGTCCGCCGAGGCTGTCGGCTCGTTCCTTACTTTCGCGGCCGCTCGGGTACCTCGTCCATCGCCCTGAGCGTTCGCATTTCCCAATCCTCTTCCATGTATTCGTCCCGGGAAAGGCTCGGCGAAGGGGGATCCCCCGGTTTCGATGAGCGTGGGGACTTGTCCTCGGGGGACGTCGTTGGAGTATTTGGCATAGCTTGTCACACCTTCCATAGTTTTGAGACTGTCGAACACTTGCCCGGGCAAATCGCCCACTTTCTCGAATATGTATCTCGGATTTACAAAGCGGTTGCCTTCCGAGGGATCGCCCTTCACAAATCTCTCGATCGAGCGGCCAACCGCCTTCTCTATATCGAGATCGTTCAAGACAAGATCCACCTCATAGCCCCGGCTCGCGGCCTTTTCGATGATCTCTCTCAGCCTTCCCGGGCTCTTCCCAATCGAGGGGTAAACGATGTTCTCGCCGTTCTGCATCGCCTCTTTTAGTATTCGCTCTCCGATATCACTCGCCTCTTCATGGACGATCCCAGCGCCGTATCCTCGGACGCCCCCGATCGAATATTCGGGGATATGCTTCTTCACGATATCGTTATCGACAATCCGAGCTCCGAGATCCAAGGCAAGCGGCGAGGCAATGGTCGATTTCCCGGCCGCGGGCGGACCGACAATAATAACTATTTTACGCTCGCGGCGGAATTCCGTAACCTTCGCCGCGGCCCTCATTTCCTTTTCGGCGAGCAATTTGGCCTCTCTCCTGACATCCAGCCGCTCGATCGCCGGGATCTGCCAAGTCCCGGGCGCGTTTTGCTTGCCGTTGAGAACGGCGGATCCGTATTTCTTGAGATAGAACGCCTCTTCCCTCGCCAAGATCGCCTCGGCTTCGAGGATCCTCGGATGGTCGAGAAGCGCCATAAGCTCGGCCGTCGCGGGAGTGCCCGAGCCTCGTTTTTGCGTTGCCCGAACAAGGGGGGCCCGAGGCTGTACCGGCCGCTTGAACGGATTGGACAAAAGCCCGAGCGACGTTTGGGCGGGGGGCGCTCTATCGGCAGCCCCTCTGCCCCCAAGCGCATCGATCTCGGATTGGGATCTGCCTGTTGCTCTCCCGCTTATGAGCGCATCGATATCGGCTTGCGTTGTGATCCCGGCTCCGTTCGCGGCCGCATTAAAGGCGGATGGATCTGTTTCCTGCAAACGGGCCAAAGCTTTCTTAGATCTCGCCAACCGAGCAAGACCGATTACCCCTTTGATCGCAACATCAGCGCCGACGCCGAGAACAAGCCCTTCGAGCGCATTTTTGAAAGCGTTCTCGGCCAAGGTGTCATCTTCATCCGATTGCAGATATTGAGTGATCGGAGTGCTTAGTGCGGGGCTTTGCTCGATGAGATCCGAGATCCGCTCGCCGGTAGGATCGAGTGCAAAGGCGTCAGCGGCGGCGCCGCGAAGAGCCGCTTGCGTAAGTGGCTTTCCGGGGACCAAAGCGGTCGCCAGGGCCTTGGGCCCCCGCGCCGCGTAACCCGTGAAGAATTTAAGAATACCCTCGGCCAACCCCCCGACAACGCCCTCGGGCTCGGCAACATTCCTGAGAACCTTATCGGCCGCATCGACAACGCTCCCCAGCGGATCGGAAATCAACTGGTCAAGAGGCTCATCCCCGGTCAGCGGCACCTCGAACTTTCCCCCAGGGAAAGACGTGTCGAGGAAATCAGCAAAGGTCTTCGCAGCACTAAAAACATTTCGGATCCCCCCCGCGGGCCCGCGAATGGCGGCCTCGGAGATACCGCTGAACATAGAAGGCTCTTCAGGTGCGGCCGCCACGGGCGCGGGAGTAGGCGCCGCGGAAGCGGGCGTCTCACTGCCAAGCGGATTGCCCTCGCCGGGAAGCGGGGGATTATTCACCCTAATATCGAGGGCCCTTCGCAATTGGTCGAGATCGATCAGCCCGGGCGCCTGAGCGGGCGGCGCCTCGGCCGCCTCGGGCTTGAGCTCATCGGCCGTTGCCGGGGGCTCGATACGATCCCCGAGGCGCTCCATGTGCCGTTCGAGATATCCGCTCATTTCAAAGCCCTCGCCGCGGCCAAAGCGCGAATTCTATCTTCGCTCCCCCTGGGGAACCTCATCGCATGAGCTATAGCCTTAGCTCGATCCTTCGTTGTTATCCCAAGGGCTTTCAGCGTTGCGTATGCCGTTTCCAGTTTTTTTGTTTCATCCCCGAATTTGGCGTCTTTGTATTCCTTGATAATTCTCCGCATTTCGCGAATATGATTGAACGAGCCCGTCTTCCGATCCAGAGACCCCTCATGATCGTTCTTGGCTTTTGTCCATTCATTCAAAATAGTTGCCATATCAACGGTGAGCTCATCCTTCCCGAGCCGCGTTATCTCTGCCGCCCTCAAAAGCTCGGGATCAGTTTCCAATTCCGCGATCGCCGCCCTTGCGCTTCTGCCCCGGGCCGCGGGGATCGCCTTCATTAAATTCGCCTTGCTCTCATGACTGATCCCATTGACGCCCGCGAGCGCCTCGGCCGACATTCTACCGCTATAGACCAACCCCGTGATCGTTGCTTCCATCGCATCGCTATGGACGGCGCCACCGCCCTCAAGAAAATCTTGAACAGCCTTGATTTGGGTTCCCTTTAGCCCCGGCATTTTAGAAAGCTCTTTCGCCATGTTGTGAGCGCGAGCGATATCCGTATTTTTATCGTAGATCTGCACCAACGTCCGCTCTATACGATCCGTTTGCTGGCCCCGTAGCGCCGAGGCCGCGGCCGTGTTGGCCGAGATAAAGCGGGACCGCCGCGTTGAGAGATCCGACAAGATCTTGCCCTGTTCAAGCCCGCCCAAATTATCCCAAAACGTCTTGGCAAGCTGATCCTCTCCGCTCGGCCCGAATTGCCCCGTCTGCATGGCATGGATCGCGCCCGCGGTCCCGGCCAGATCCTTGCGCCCGATCCATGCCGTGACGATCCCAGCCGAGAAATCCTCTTTGAACTTGGCAACGAGCTTCGCCGCTTTCGGATCGTTGATAATCCCCGAGGCCCGCTTCTCTTCAACCCGCGCCATGACGTAATCGAATATCTGTTTTTTGTTGGCATCTTCGAGGCCCGGGATCTTGGCGCCGGTAACGGCATTGTCCATGAGCGTGATCAAGGCGCCCTCGGATTTCTCTCGGCCGCGCTTGACCATATTGACCTGTGCCGCTGAGATCGCGGACGCCGACATAGTGTTCCATTTCTGATCGAAACGCCGCTTGCTAAATTGCGACATTCCCTTGGTCTTCTTGGCGTAGATCGTTTCGAGCTCGGTCAAAGTGTCATCGATATATTTTAGAGGATCACTGTTCCGCTCGATGCTGGTCTTCGCCGTGATGATTTCCATTTGAGCGCCGAGCGCGGCGCTATCGGCATGGTCTTCCGCGGCATCCTGTAGCAGCGTCATCCCGAGCGTATTGGTCGCGGCGCCAACCTTCGACATCGCGGCGCCCATCGCCCCGAGCTTGAGATCGGTCCTGGGGATCGAGGAAACGCCCGTCGTTGACGGGACGCTACTGGATGCCGTGAATTTCGGAAGTCTTCCCATGTTAAACCGTATTCAAAAGAAGAGCGGAACCACCGCCACCGCCGCCACCAAAACTGCCAAACGTTCCCGCGGGCGCCAAAAGCCCCGCGGTGCCAACGCTCGTTGCGAAGGATCCAAAGGCCGCGAAGTTGGCCGCTCTAGCTGCCCGCTCGCCCGCCGCCCGGGTTGCCCCCGCCGCGGACTTCAAGCCAATCGATTTGGTCCGCAAGGCCGTCGCCGCGGTGGATCCCCGATAGAGAATATTGAGCTCTTCGAGGCGAGCCTGTTCCACATTTGCAACAGCGCTCTCCATGAAACTATCGCCCCCGGATCCGCCGATCAGAACACCCGACTTAGCCGCGGCCGGTGCCGCTTTCCCGGAAACCTCATGGCGGAACTTGCGGCGGAATAGAGAGGCGTCATTCAAGGCCGCGTACTCCGACATGATCGCGTCGTTATCCGCAATCGTCGCGTCACGCTCCAAGAGCAGGGCATCGAATTCGCTTTGCGCCTTGGCACCTTGCCCCTGCATGATCATGCCGGTGGCATTCATGGCGGCGCCGCCTACCGCGAGAGCGAATAAAAGAGGGGGGCACATATCAGTTATCCATCATGTTCGATGATCCTCGAAACGATCGCGACAAGCGTCATGGGCAAGGGCTGATCCTGGCGAGCAACCACTTGGCCCTCTCGGCCCCATGTATCGCGAAACTTCACGGTCTTATCGCCGGTAAAGAGCGGCGGCGAAACATCCATTGGATCCGAGCCCGTTCTAAATCGGATGGTATCGAGATCCGAGGAATTCGGCCCAAACTTGGCGCCGAGGGTATCGACAAAGCGGAAGGTTACTTCATACGCCCGCTTCAGAGCCCCCTGAGCGGTCCCGGCCTCTGAACCCGCCTCAACGCGCAAGGTCTTCAAGTCCGACACATAATTCAGCCCAACGGCCGCGGCCGTAACGGTTGGATCCACGGCAACGGCTCCCGAGGATACGGTTTTGGTTGGGTAGACCGAGCCGTTTCCAAGTATGTCGACGGTTTCCCCTTCAAGGTGGTGGAAGCCGAGTAAGGAGCTCGCCGAGGATCCCGAATATGAAAGCCCGCTGTCAACGAAAAAGGCACTCGATTTGGTATCGCCTTCATCCGTATCGAAATCATTGGTCATAAACTCAACGTATCGAACGGTGGATCCGTTGATCGTTCTCTTCGCCACCATCCAGAGCTCTTCTTGCCGCGTTGCCGGGATCACCGCGAGAGCCTCAACAACGGCATGGGCGGTGGATCCGAATGAGCCCCCAATTTTGTGCCGGTGCCATGCGACAACTTGTTGGTCGCGCATGAATGTGAGGCCGATCAATTGCCCATCATTTCGCACCGCCCAAACGGTTGAATTGGGCTCTTGCTGATAGACGATCTGAGTAATCCCGCCCGCGGTAATATGCTCGGCCAAGATCGTGAGATCCGGGGACTGGAAGGCGTCACTCTCGAAAACGTAACTGTATTCCCTGAGGTTGCGCTTCTGGCGCTGGATGAAGATGACAACTTGGTCAACGCGAACAGGGATATGGGTATGGCTTCCACGGGTGCCTTCCCGGATGATCCTGACGTTTGTCGGCGTCAGCGGCTCGGCCGTTGTCGATGAGCTCACAATAAACTCACCGCCCGCGGTGCCGCAAGCCATGACCTTCGCCGGGGAAAGCCAGCGGATGACGTTCACCCGATCGGTTGCGATCGTGTAGACAACGGGATCCTCATCGAGCGTCCCGGGCTGGAAATTCTCGTAATCGCCGCTCTTGGATCCCCAAAGGGTTTGCGGCTGATCGGTCGAGGCGGCGAACATGAGGCGCTGTTCAAAAAAGGCAACCGTCGCCGGGAAGCCGGTCCCGGTCGACCATGCCCCCAGGCGCCATTTCGTTTCCGCGGTTGTCCCATCAAAGTCGTTTACGACCGTTGCCGTAACGTGCGTTGTATCGGTAAAGGCCGTGACCTTGGCATAACCCCAATAGACGCCGCCCTCATAAAGGAATTTCCATGTTACGGTCCCCTCGACAATCTCATCCCCGTCGCTTGTCGGCGCGTCCGTTGCGGTGGCCGAGCTCGTTCCCGCCTTTGTTACCTCATAGACGTTGCCCCCGGATCCAGCGTGATCGCCAGCCGAATAGGCTGTCGACGTCGCCCACTTAGTTGCTTGATGCCCGATACGGATGAAGCGCCCAATGTCGGAAGTCCTGAACCCGTCGCCATCGTTGATCCCAGTGATTGCCGAGGCGGTGATCGTGACCGAACCCGTCGCGGCCGAGGGGGTCAAAGTGGTCGTTGTAATATTCTCATCTTGGAAGGGACCATCGAGGAAGGTGATCGCGGTGAGCGTCCAGGCGGTGTGCGACGTTCGCGTGAGCTTACGCGGCGCATAACTAGCGTGGGTGATATAAAGCACGTCCGCAGATTGCGCGAATTGCAATTCATCGATGTCGGCTTCCAGATAAGGTGTAGCAACCTCAATCGCCGTCGAGACAATGAACGCGGCCGCGAAGGCATGAGCGAAAGCGCCCGTTTCGATCCGCCCCTGATCCTTGAAAAAGCGGAAATAGAGATCCCCGGCCTCGATGACATAAGCTTGCGTGACTGAGAATTCAAACGGGATCAGATAGGTCGCCTTCGAGCTATCCTTTACCTCGGCAACAAACTTGGTCCCGGGGCGCCGCGTGATCCCGCCATGAGGATGAACGATAAAATTTTCAACCGTTTCGGCGGCGTTATTGTACTTCGCCAGATCCACGCGGCCGAGTAATCGAGGAGAAACTTCCCCTGCCGTAAAATTTGTTTGAATTCTTGAGACGCGAGCCATCTATGCGCGACTTTCAAGCCAATCATTGACCTTCTCAGATTGAGCTTCTTTGGCGTCGATGTTCCGAGCTTGCCTGAGAAGTTGTTGATACAACGTCGTGGCCGTCTCGACCACTCGAACGGATGCGGTGATTTCATAGGCTATATCCGCGGCAATCCGCGCAGCATAGACCTCGATAAACAAGGCATCGAATTCATTGGGATCCTCGACTTGGTAGATATAGAGGATGTTCAACGAACCCGTGACGTCAGTAAGGATCTGGCGCCCCTCAACGACCCATTCCTCGGTAGTGTCTACCTCGACAATCCGTAGACAGTCGGCGGGCCAATTATAAGCGGTCGCGAACTCCCACGTCGGGGCCGTTGTCGTTGCCGCGAGCGCGGCCCGCTTCAACGCAAAATTCCAAGGATGGGCCCTTAGAACATTGTCCCGGGTTTGAGCGTGGATCGCCTTGCAAGCCCGCCCTTCCTTGGTATCGTCATCGAGTGAAGTGATCCTCTCGCTACCGAGAAAGGTAATCGCTCGATTGCAGATATCGACAAACGATGTAACTATCGCCATGAGCTAGATCCTAGCTATCGATCGCGACGATCTTCCCGCGCAAGAGCTCAAGAGCGATCACAAGCTCCTTGGTGGTAATAGCGTCGTCAGCAATAAGCTGGACGCCGTTGCCGGTATCGGTCGCAGCATCACGTGTTATGTCGGATCTCTTCTCTCCAGCCTTGACGATAAACTTCCTTGCCGCCATCGGTTTTCTCCTTCTGATCTACTACTACGCTATAGGGCTTCGCCGCCTGGGGCGGCAGTTAGCCCTGGTGGATTGCGGGTTTGATTAAATACCCGTAGAGCCGATCCTCGGGCAGATAGTCTGCATCGAGAAGCGGTGAATTCGGCGTGATGATGATATCCATCCCGCGAGCTTCGCAGATCCCCGCCCAATAGGCGGTGCAAGCCATATACCGGAATGGTTCCATGCGCCGAATATAAGAGTTCCCATTAGCGTATTGAGCGCCTGGATCGATATAATCGCATCCAAACACGATGAGCTCTTCAACGCCGATCAGGGCCGCGTAGGCCATCATGTAGGCGCAAGTGTGATTAAGATAGTCTCCCCGTTTTGGGTTCATCATCATGACGCCAGCGAGAGGATAGTCGACCGCGGTTGGACACTCCTTCCGAGCTACCGATGTTATGATGGGCACGGTCGCAGTCTCGAAGATATCTTGAAGAATAGGGATCTTCTCGTTTATTTGAGCATAATCGTCCATCATGAAAACAAGGTCTATATTCGGCGCGAAATTATACGCGCCATTGACCCCCCAGACCTCATCGCGGTCAATCGATTGGGGGTCCGCGGACGCCAAAAGATCCAAATAATCGGCCCGAGAAGGTCCGCATCCAACGATGATCACCTTTTTAGGTTTGTTGCCGGTGGGATGCTCGAAGGTCATCGGTTCCTTTCATGGTGGGCCGGGGGGGGCCCGAAAGCCCCCCCCTAAACCAACCCCTCGACCTTAATCGAGAACGTAAGCCAGATACCCGACGAGATCATCGCCGTCACCGATTGCCTCGTCCTGCGACGTGGCGCGGATAACAACGCCATCTTTGCTCGCAAACACATAGGTTCCGCCCGTTAGAAGGTTCGCCGCAATGGCGCCTTCCAGCGTTTTAAAACCAACGGCATCGACATCCAGGCCATTGATGAGGCCGTCAGGATCGGCCGCGGTGGTCGATCCATCCATCGCCGTGTATGCGTCCCACCCCAAGTCCAACGTCGCTGACGCCGTCGTCCAGTTGACGTAGGCCCTAGAGAGGGATGCCAGCACACGAACTCGCCCAGGCGGGAGCTTGCCAAGGGCAACGCTCGAAGTAGCATCGCCAGCGCCATCCTGGGTACAGGTGAAAAACATGATCCGAACACGGCCATGCTCCTCGGTTGTGTTGTTGTTCACAACCGGGGTCGCGGTGGCATTTGTGTATTCGGTGGACTTTTGAGTAGTTACAGCCATTTCAAAGCCCTCCTAGCTTGGATCACATTCGATGTAACCGACTTTTGCCTCTTCCATACGGGTCGCCCCAATGGTCATGGAAACGAAGACCTGAGTGGAATGATTTTTATCAACCCTCTCAGCAATCTTCACAGTCGGCTCGGCACCAATTGCCAACACGATGCCGCTCTGCGAATAGAACAGCACCTTGTGATCAGAGTTACTGTCGGTCTCGATCCGTTGGGTTCGCAAGAATTTGAACCCAAGGAACGTGTCGACCTCACCCTGCACTAAAGCTTTGCCTTATGTTCGCCAAGATGCGCGACTATCTTGACCGTCTTTCGACTGCTTACTGTCGCCAGCAAGAGCAGACCATATCATCACCCCATAGGGGCGTCCTGCGCTTCGGATCGCTTGATCCTACTCCCGACAAAGGGATGGTCGTTGAACCTTCCTCGTTAGAGGCTTGGCTGCTGATTGTCTCAATGAGAGTTTCCAGCAATTCACAGGATTTTCATCACCACATTACTGTGATGCGTGGCCTAGTTGACCATGTTGTAGTCAGAGCTTGTGACCTCCGTCTCTGCGAGGAGATTGCGAAGCTGTTTCGCATTCACCACACAAAAGCGGCTGTCATCAGGATCGACTTCGCCAGCATCGAGAACCTCTTTCGCAGCGCGAAGCTTCTCGACGTTCAATCCGACGTCAGTCGCTGACCCGCCGACTTGAACGTCGACAGTGTTCGAGCTATCGTAGCTCGTTGAGGTTCCGCCAGCAACGCCCGTATAGGCGGTGCCGTCAGCGGCGTCGATGATTGCATCATCCATCGCTCGACCCATCGCAAAGGAAGCAGCCTCGGCATAGGGACCAGTGGGCAAGATGAGCATTCGGACGCGATCTTCACCATCGATGAGATCGGCCCAGTCGTAGTCGGCAAGGGATACCCGACGCCGAGAATGGGGACTGTCCATTCTAGGGGTGTCGGAATGGCGCGACGTTCTCTTGCGAGCGGCCGTTGAGCCGATCTGCTCGAAAAACGCATTCTTCCCAACAACGGTTTCGACGCGAACGGAACCCCGTAGCCTCGAACCCTTTTGCTGCACAAGATGCGCCACATTGCCCCGGTATTGTTCCACAAACGCTGTGGTAATTTGGACAGACATATGTCGGTCCTCCGGTTAGTTGCACAAAGGATGAAACGGGCGAGGTGTCCGCAAGCGGGCTCGATCCTACGCATAACGAGCGTTCAACGGTCTTCTTTCAGACTGTCAATCGGGGGCCTTAGAGGCCGTGCCCGATCCTTTCTTTTGTCGGCCTTTCGAGGGGGCTTTCACCGTATCCTCGGAAACCCAACGGTGGAAAATTTTGGCGATCCTCACAAGATCGTCAGGTGATTGCTTCCCGCTTCTAAGCGCGATTGCGAGACGCAAACATTCAAGTTTATGTAGCTCCGACATTCTCGGGATGCGCGATACTGTGGAGCTCGGTCAAGCGGTCATTGAGCATTTTATACTCCGCATGATGCTTGTCATAAAGAGCAGGATTGGCGCGGAGCCGGGAGATCTCCTCTTTCGCCGTCGCGGGCGTCTGAGCGAAATTCCTGTTGCCAGCGCCATCCTTGAAACCGGGGGTCGAGATCTCCATCCCCGCCTTTACAAGCCCATTCATAACGACCGGGTTGGCCGATAGCCCATGTTGATAGAGTAGATCAAAAAACTCCTCTCCGAAAAACGTGCGCCCCGCCTTATCGGCAAGCGCAATGCGCTCATCGAAGGCGGCGCCATATTCCTTCTTCAGGTCTTCTTGGCGCTTATGCATGGCCTCATCATCGCCATTAGCCTTGGCCGTGTATTGCTCGCCCATGCGCTCGACAAACTTGTCGTGCATCGCCTGAGCCATCGAGGCTGGCATCTTGATCTCATGAGCCGCGGCGCGGAACCAATCGCTGAGCCCATCGTCGTAACCCTCGAACCCCTCGGGCGCCGCGAGCTCATAGGCGCTCGCTTCCTCGGGCCAGCCGAGCTCGCTCCAGCCTTCCCAATTCGCAAGCTCTTCGCCCGCCTTTGGAACAGACAGGCGCTGATCCCCGATTTTGCTTTCGAGGTGCATATGAGCTTGTACAACATCCGCGGGAGATCCGTATCCCTTGTTCGCGATATGCTGTTTCGCCGCGTCATCGAACCCCTCGATCCAACTCTGATCAGACGGGGTGCCCGCGGTCGCGGACCCATCATTGTCAGCCATCTTCTTTTTCTCCTATCATTGCCAGTTGCAAGAGCTTGTTCTCATCGATCGAGAGCAAGCTTACGATCCGCCGCACCATATCGCGGCTTCCCTCAAGATGCTGTAACTCGCTATCGGGCCGGTTGCCGGTAACGGTAAAAAGTTGGGACGCCTTCACAAGATCGATCAAGACGGCGCGGCCCTCGGGGGATCCGAAAATCGCCTGATAGTTCTCGATCGTTTTCTTATGCTGGCTTGTCGATGACTTCGCCACTTAGCCCTCTCCCGGGGTTGCGATCAACTCATTGATCTTCGCGACGTTGAGTGCAGCCTTCGAGGCGGGCTCGGCGGCGCCGATCATTTGTTGAGCCGAATTCATTTGCTGACGAGCCTCACGCATTTGCTGTACCTCTTCAATGCGGCGAAGGATCCGTTTCGGAGCCCCGTTGGTATCGGAGAGGATCCGCGTAATCTCATCCGTATCGAAATTGTCCATGACGCCGGGATCGACGGCGGCGATCGGTTGGACCATTTCGAGCGTCCGCAAAATTCCGACACCTTCCTCGGCCTTCAAGGCCCGCGAGAGCGGCGATACATACTCGATCTCGAACTCGCCTTCCGCCTCTTCAAGCAACGGCGGCGGCGGCGGTAGGATCCCCTGACGGGCGAGGATGGCGATCTCGCGCTCGACCAAGGGGCCGAGTGTCTCGGATTGCTGACGCCCGACAGTTGGCGCCAAAAGGGCCCCCTTTTCCTGGGCGCGTTGGAGAACTTCCGTCGCCGTCATCTGGGGCGTTTCGACCAAAATCTGGAACAAGGTAACGAGAAACGCATCGTTGATTACCCGACGCCGCTGATCCATCATCTCAAGGCCGATATCCACGCGGCCGCCGGTCAGGAGCGGTTGGATCGGAGCTTGACCGCGGCCGTCGAGGCGGGCGAAGGTGGCGCCGCCGGGAGTAAGATCGACCGGCAAGATCACGCCGTCGTCCGCAATTATAAGGGGCGGATCGACAACCTTCTGGCCCGCCTTGATGACCGTCTTGCTCATCTCGTTGATCATCTTTATCTCAGGCAAAACCAGCATGGCCGGGGATCGACCATAGACCTCTCGCGGCCCCGTAACGTACCGGCTCATAATGTAGGGGAGCTCCTCTTCCCCGCCTTCTTCGAGAAGGTGTTTCTCCTTGACCTCGTAGTAATTGGAGAGCCAGGGGCGCTGATCGGTGCGCCGGGAAGTTGGATCCCGATCAGATCGCGGCATAACAACGTGAAGAATATCAACCCGGGTATCGGGCTTGTCCTCAACGATCTTTTTCAGATCCGCCGAGAGATTGGCATCCGGGAACATCCGCATCACTTGACGGGCCGCGACATTGAACTCGCGAAACACGGTATCGATCTTGCCGTGCTCGTCCTCGGCAATGAAGATATCGCCGAGGTGGACGGCTCGATAGTGCATCCCGGCGATCTTGTCCTCGCCGACAAAAAGGGTTCCCGTTCCGAATGCGCCAAGCGAGATATAACCTTCATGCATCTGGCTGGCGAAATTAGCCTTGGGCGAATACCGTTGTTGGAAAAGCATATCCTCGACGGTATCGAACCATAGGCGGACGTCGTAATCGGCATCGAGGGTTTTATCGGTGGCGCGAAGCGTATGCCAGCGAGCGCCTCTGGGCGTCAACAAACTCTCGACGGCCGAGGCAAACCGTTCCAAGGCGAGGGCCGCGGTGGCGTCATAGAGCTTCTCGGTCCTCTTGTCGCCGCCCGTGCGGTGCCCAACAAAGAGCGAGCTCCGGGGGAGACACCGCTCGGAGATCTCTTCCCAGTGGCTTTCCCATACTCCCCGCTCGCGCTTCATCCCCTCA